TTTCAAATGGGCACAAAAATTGGGGTGAGCTTGTTCATTTTTCTTATATCTCAATATGATATCATCAACCCTATTCATTATTTCATCATTTACTTCTACAGGATCAAGCATACCATGTTGTGGAGGTATAGTATTCATAAAGAATTTTTTGCTCATTTTCCAAGGGTTGCCAGCACTAGTATTTCTATTAATCTTATCTATGTAAGCAACCTGAGCACCATTGATTGCTGTAAAGTTATCTAATGGGTGCAACATTTGTTTGATTTTATCAGTATCGACTGATTTTAACACATCATTAATATATCCGGCTGCACATCTTTCCAATAAACCAGAATCTAATGTGGTGATCGGTTTTACCAACTCTTTCGCTGCAATATGCCAAGGAACCCAAGATTTCATTTCTGGTTTACCATATTTGATTTTATAATCAGGAGTGAGAAATTTACTCATAGGTGTATTAATAACACTAGAGCCTGTTTTACCTCTAAAATCTGTGAATGAACCATAAACGTGTGCGTTTCCCTCAGGCAAATATCTGAAAACTGATTTTTTGTGCAAATCGCCAACTACTCGCTTCTTTGTATCACTTGATATATTTGAGAAATCACCTGATGAGACATTGAACTGATTAAGTTTATTGTAGATCATATTCACAAAATTTCCATCTATGTTTATAGCATATGTTTCACCTTTATTCAGTTCATTTGCAAGGAAATATATACCTACTATAGAATAACCATAAGCACTATTTATAATCAAAGGTGTCCCACAGTCTCCATCTACAGTGACTTCCTCACACATTCCACTCCATAGATTATTTGTACAATCAATATCAAACCGAGTATGCTTTACATTAGATGAGGGTAACAGTTTTATTTTCTTAACAGAGTTTAAAAAGAAATTCCCATCTTTCTTTCTTGAAGCGTAAAAACCGTTGAACACGCCATTGGATTCACCCAACTGGAAATATTGAATTATCTTTTTCTTTGGGGGTAATGATCTCAATGTTAGGAAGACTATATCTTTATTTGGAATTCTATGAACATCTGATTCACTAACATTAAATTTCATATTGGCATTAACACCCGTATTGTGCGTATATTTGATATCAATCGATCCTCCTTCAGATAAATCTGGTACGATATGATTATTAGTCATATAAATGTGACCACCTAAAGCGACAAGTTTACCACCACGGGTCTCATTCCCTCTCTCACCAAATATCCTAACCGAAGAAACATTTTCTCCAATTTTCTTACAGAATTCTGTGAATTCCATACTTTTAGAAGATGAACTTTCTCTGGAGAAATTTGCACTAGATAAATCCATTGCATTATTGTACCAAACATTTTCCCTACCATTCAATTCTTCAATTGGTCTCGTTCCAACTTCCTCAGATACATCTCCTTGCGGCATCATTTTCTTGTAAGTTTTGTACGATATTAATATCATGCTCACAATAGATGCTAATGGAATAAAAATTTCTGGTTGTTTCATTTTGTTGTACATAGTGTTACCCACACGTTCCCACATTTCTTTGTCATAACTTTTACGATAAATATCGTTAAGTTTGATTTTGTACTCAGCAATATTTCTATTCATGGTTGTGTAAAATCGATAAAATAATACTAATCGTTTATAATGAACATTTGAGGTAATCATTACAAGATAATATCTTATGAAGTTCAGATACAAGAAAAA